ATCTACACTAAAGTAGTCTTTTAATGTTTGAATACAATTTAAAATAACTTCATCATTATTGAAGTTTTTAAATACAACTATATCAAATTCAACACTAAAGTTTATAACAAATGCATCTTTAATATTAACAGCATCTGTTAGCATTCTATATTGTTCTAAATAATTAGCTAAATTTATTTTAGTTGCTGTGTTTAAGGTTGTTATTTTTTTATCAATATCATATCCTAAAGTATATAAATTTAGAGCTAAAGGATTAGGTATTCTACCTGGTTCATTTGTTAAAGGTGAAGTTTGATCATCTTGAACTATATATGCTTTAGCTACTCTTCCTAATTGTGGGGGCATAGATAAAGTTCTAATTAAATAATCATCTCTTGTAACAGTTCTTTGTTGGGCTCCAAAATTAGCCATAGTATTCATCCTAATTTCTTCTATAGATTCTGCTCCTCCCCCTCCTCTTGCTGGTTCTATATTAGTAGATTGGATTGAAGCTTTTACAAAATTTAACATACCTTGATTTAAATTAGGTTTTGGTGTGATTTTTAATTCTCCTGAATTTACAATTGTGTTTGAATTTACATTAGCTTGCATACCCCCTCCTGATAAATATTTTACTGTTAATATTGTATTAGCTGGGACTTCTCCATAAGCTTTAGTGTATAAAAAGTTAGAAGGGTCATAAGATACATCTAATTTACTTCTTCCATCTAAAATCCCTAAACCAATATTATCAGGATTGGGGATAATTTGTTCGTCTGCTCTATCACTTACACCTGATCCAAACTGGATTTCCATTTTATTATTTGCTTTTATTCTTGTAGTAAATCTTTTAGGTACTTTTTTTAATTTAAGTAAGTAAGGGGTTTGGTGGTTATATTGATGTAATTCAGGGTCATTAGCTGCTTTATTTTCTACTTCTTCAAATTTAGTATCTTGGGCTAAATAAGGAACTTCATGATATTCATTACCACTACTATCTATAATTGATTCTATTGAAATAATGTTAGAATCAAATAAGTCTATAGTTAAATACCTTTGTGAGGTTCCAACTGAAAATGTTTGTTTTTTTACTTTGGCAGAAATGGCGGGTATTGTTTTTTTAAGTAAAAAATATTCTGGGTTATCTGAGCCATCATATTGGTATATACTTGTTATTGTAGGTTCAAAACTAGATGAAAAACCAAATCTAGCATCTTTTGTTATATAAAAAGTAGTACCATCTGTAGAAGAAAATGTAGAATCTGAATTTACATTTAAGGCATAATCATGATCGGGCTCATAGGACCCATCTATTATTTTTGAGGGTACTAATTGGGATATTTCTAAATTTACATAAGCCGCTGTTGTTACTTTAGGTCTGTAACCCATAGTATGAGCTATATTATATAAGTTTTCTCTTTCTTGTACTGAAGATAAAATTGATTCTTTTAATTGAGTATCAGTATAATAAGATAATACATCCCCCACATATGCTGCCATTTCTAAGAACATCATTCCTGGGTTACCTTCACTAAAATCATTAAAATTATTAGGAAAATATGTTTTTGTAAATTCTATTAATTTGGCTTTATAAGAATTATAATCTTTAGCTAAATAATTAACTTCTCTATCTTGGTTTTTATTTGTTATTTTTGAATATGCCATTAGTAATTACCGGTTTGTAAATTTAATTGTATTGAATCTAATGTTCCACTTAATAAAGACACGAAAGATATAGATACAAATAATGTTTGGTTATCTTCAGACATTGATGAATTTACACCTACTACCTGAATGTTAGGTACATAAAAATCTGCTTGTGTTCTTATTCTGGCTTTTAAAGATCCTAAATCTAGTTTTTGATCAAATAATAAGTGTTTTAACCCAACGCCAAAATCAGGTAAATTTATTCTTTCACCAGGAAATGTTAATAATACATTAATAAGATCAGATTTTGCTTGTTCTGTAAGAGTATCTGTGCTAGCAAATAAATTTGTTTCGTCCAAGGGGAAAGCTACTCCTATCTTAATATTATTAAGATCTCTTGGGTCTTTTCTTATTCCTTGTACTATGGCCATTATTAATTATTTTTCTTGTTATCTATTGCTTTCATTAAACTACTGTAATCTCTTGTAACTGCATTTGCTACTTCAGGAGGCATACCTGTTGTATCCATAGACATAGGAGCTCCTGAGGCAAAAGGTTTTGATAAACTTACGGGTGAATTCGATGATTGTGTGTTTGTGTCCCCCATTGCTGTTTCATTTAAGAGATCATTTAAGGTTCCATCACTTACAAAATTTCTTTTTTGTTTTATAGGTTTAGTACCCATGATTTTTTCTCTTAAAGAATGCTTTGATACAGGTTGAGTTGTAGGATTTTCATTTGATACCTCTACTAAATTTGTTTTATGTTCTATTATAGTAGGTTTTAATTCATCACGTAAATCTTCTTTAAGTGTTTTAATTTCTCTGCGTAACGCATAATCTATTTCTTCTCTAACTACTTTTCTAATTAGATTTTCAAAAGTTTTTGCTTTCATGTTAATTTGTTGTTTGTTATAAATATAAATTTTTTCTAAATATTAATTATTTTAAAACTAATATTGTATTTTAATACCCATTCTTTAGTTTCTTTTTGTAAAACTGATATTCTTTCTAATGCTCTAGTATCTCCCTGAGCCTGTAATTCAGCTAACATCATACCATATTTTTGTTCAGACCACGCTATAAGAGCTTCAAGATTCATACCTTCAGATAAAGATGCTATATTATCCCCATTTATTGTATTTACATTTAGCCCTTCACTACTAAAACCACTGGAGTCTCCTGTTCCCGTACCTGTTGCATTTTGGCTGTTTGGGTTTAATAATTGATCACATTTACTTTCGTGTTCTAATTTCATAAATAAGGTTAAAGCTACTAATCTATCTAATTGATCTTTTAGTGATTTTAAGGGGATAATAGCTTTTTGGATTAAATCTAAGATTTTATTTACTTTTTTTGTATAAAGTTGTACCATAATTGTTAAACTTAATACTAAAGCTGAATATTCTGCTATTTTTCCCCCTGCTAAATCCGCTAATTCTTTAGCTAAAAATATAGGTCCCGAAGGGGGTCCCGCTCCATTAGGGGGAAGAGGAATATGACCATATACTTTTATCATGATTTTAGCTGCGATTACAGCTGTACCTAATGTAGCTGTAATAGGTTGTAATACAGAAGCTATGTCATTTATTTTAGCTAAAACCCCTGAATCATCTGTTATTTTTTTTAATTTACCTTCAACAGCTTCTAAACTATCAAGAGATTTTTCTATTGTTTTTTGTAGTTTATCTATTTTATTTGTTATTTTATTTAATTTATTATCAAATTTTTCTTTTCCTTTACCTGTACAATTAGCTTCTGTTGTATCTGATTTTAATTCATCTATAAGATCAGCGGGTGATGGGATTTGTTGTTTTAATTTAATAACTTGTTTTTTGCCCTGGTCTTTTATCTTTTGTTTCGATGTTGTAATAACTCGGGTTACTGTACTATTTAATAAATTTCTTACTGACGCTGTAGACATTTTATACTAATTTTGTGTTTATACTCATTATATCTTGGATATCTTGTTTTAGACTTTCTATTTCTATTTTTCTTGATTGAAATGTTGAAAAATTACCTGGGTTTATGCCTGTCATTCCCCCCGGGGGAGTTACTACATATGTTACTTTAGTGCATATATCATCTATTACATCATCTATTAAATCTAAAACGCCTTCTAATAATACTCCTAATTCGTCTCCTAATACTGCTGGTTGGGTAGGAAGGGTATCATCATATTCTAACCCTAAATATATTTTGGGGGAATTGATTATAAATTTACTTCCTTCATTTGGGCTAGTATCAAAATGAAAACTACCATTAGTGCTAAAACCTATAGCTTTATCTGAAAAAAGTAAAATGCTATCATTTTTTGCGTTAAATAATAGCCTATCTGAATTTATTATTACTTGATTTCCTTGAAATATTCCTGGGGCTTCTGGTATGTAAGTCATATTATATTAATTTAATTAAAAACTATTAATTGGTTTGCCTCTTCTTCTAGATCATGAGTATATTGACCCCTTCTTGAAGATTCATTATTTTTATAGTATTCATGTAAGTTTTCTTTTTCTGAAGCTAATGATTTTGTTTTTTTGTTATCATTTTCATTATAAGCTACATGGACCCACTCTGAATCAGTATTACCACTACTAAATTGTCCTTTTTCAGGAAACTCCCAAATTATTTGATTCCAGGTGGGTAAATTATTTATAGCCCAGTTATATACTTCTGATGCAAATCCTTCTGTGTATATTATGTCACAAGCCATTCCTTGTATATGTTGGGATGTTTCTACACCCCCTACAACTTCATTTAATTCTTTACACCTATATACTGATGTTACTCCTATAGAATTACCACTACTACCTTCTAAATTATTGAAATGTCTCATTATAGGATCTACAACTTTATTATGTAATAATTCTAAATTACCTATAATATATTCAGGGGTTAATTTAGAATCTGAACCCACATCAACTCCAGGCATGTTGTTAATGCCTCTATTTTCTGCTTCTCTACTGTATATATATGATTTTAATTTAAACGCCATAATTTATAATATTCCTAATGCTATTTTTGCTTCTTGAATTAATATACTAATTGATGCAGTAAATGAAGTTTGACCATCATACACAGTTATCATATCTTTATCTTTAACTACTATTTTATTTTTAGGACCTTGTGTTACTACATAAAAACCATAAGGACCATTAACTAAATTAGGAGTAGTCGAATCAGGGGTATATGATTCTTCAGCATCCGCATGTATAGGGGGCGGATCTTGGGGTCCTAAAGGTCTTTCTACATCTATTCCTGTAGGGTTTTCATATGATTCTGGTAAATCTCCTAAATCATCTCCAGGGAATATTGTTTGGGCTTCTGTTGGTGATATGTCGTAATCCGCTATGTCTTCTTCTACTATTTCTTCTGGTATTTCTTCTGGTTCTGGAGGAAGGGGAGGTGGAGAAACTAAAGGTATATCT